CTTGGCATCAGCGTAGGCGTCAGCCATGAAGTCCGGATCAGCTTCTCCGAATCCAGCAGGTAGTACATTATCGTCAATCATTTACTTCTCCTTTTTCAGTGCTGCCTTGCTTGACAGCGTGGTCAAATGATGAGGTACCGGGTCGGTTCACTACTAAGTCCGACTGCCTGGATCAACATGGCACAACCGACAAGCATAGACCCACTCCGGCCGAAGCTAGGAGAGGCTAGTGGCTTAGCAAGTGATGTCCGATACCTCATCTTACTCTCATTATATGTTTTCTCATCAGAGAATGCCAGTTTAATTGATGGGGCTGTTCATTACTCGGATCTCTTCCTTCTGCTTGTAGCAGAGGGCGATGCCGATAGAGGCCTTCTCACGTAGCGCCCGGTAGAATCCATCGAGCGTCTTGTGTTGAGCATCTGCTTTATAGTACGCTGTCTTAGCTGCCGCTACTGCCGGTGACAGAACGATACGCTGCTTGATGGCAGGCTCAGTGATCTTGTCGCCTGCGGCAGACGCAAACTTACGGATGTTCAGATCCTCCTGTGCCTCAGCCCTGTCCGCAGCCAGCTTCTTGTTGGCTGTATAGGCCTGAGCCTCAGCCGCTATCTGTGCGTACTGTGCAATCTTATGAGGCAGGTGGCTGAGATCTTGATCCAATGTCTCATCCGTGAGCCTCATGTCCGTGTCGAGGTCCAGCTTGAGGGTTGTATCCTGTAGAAATACTTCGTACATTTATTTCTCCTCATTCCAAAGGTATATCACGGTGTTATCAGGTAGTGACCCATCCATCTTCAACGGTACTAGTTCAAACGTAGTGTCGTTTCCTACCTTTGAGATCATCTCAGTACTCGCCTGAATCTCTTCAGCGATATCCCTTGATACATACACCGCTGTAAACTCAGGCGTATAAGCCATAGCTCTGATGATCCCTCTCTTAGTAGCGCGGATGCGCCGTTCCCAACCCATACTGATCCCTGAAGTTTCAACCATTCTATCCTCCGTACTCTTGTCTCGCTTCGTCTTAGTCTGCATCCAGCTCTGCCTCTGTCCAACTGTTACCTACGCCTACCTTCATCTTGAACTGGAACCCACCGAACTGTTCGATGGGCCTACTTGCGAGCTTCTCTAGTGTGGGTACGAACCAATCGACATGCTCGTCCCGTACCTCCCATGCCCCGGAGTCATGCACCGTGAGGATGAGGAAGGCATCTTCCTCTGATAGCTCACCTGTCTTAACCTTCTTGATCAGGACGCCATCCATCTTGTTGAGGGTACGCACCGTGACCGAGTTGGCCGGTGACTGCACGCTGCCGTTCACAGCCTGCCTCTCAGCGTTGGCCCTGGCCCACTTGTTGCCAGACACCAGCGTGCTGCCCATATGCTTGAACCTCCCGAAGGGGGTGGTCAGTGTGCCACCCTTGGCTGAGATCTCAGCCACGGTGTTCTCAAAGTACTTGGCTACGTCAGGGAACCGTGCATCCAGGGATGCATATCCATCCATAACCATCTGATTTGTAACGGGATGTTCCTTCCCGTTGCTATCCTCCCATGTCTCCTTCATCAGAGAGTCACCTTCCACTGCACCGTACACCCGGCTGAAGTTGACGGGCTTAGCGAGGTTACGGTTGTGCTTGCTGACATCCGCATCCTTGATACCTAGGAAGGCAGCAGCCGTAGCTATATGGATATCTCCACCGTTGCGGAAGATCTCCAGCATGTTCTCATCCTTGGCCAGGATAGCTAGGCACATCAGCTCGATCTGGCTGAAGTCACCATAGACTATCTTGTACCCCGGCGCAGCGATGAACATGTCCCTCAGGTTCCTCTTGCCTTCAGCTATCCTCTTATGATCTAGCTTGGGGATCTGATGAAGGAAGGGGCAGGCCACACGGCCATTCACTGTACCGTGGATCATGACCCCTATCCTAGCTCGTCCGTCACCCTTGGTCAGCTTCTTAGCGTTCTTCATGTAGTTACCGACCAGCTTAGACAGTGTCCGAAACCTCATGATGTCTTCCACTAGCGGGAACTTAATGGCCAGCTTCAAGAGCGTAGCCTTCTTTGTGCTCCAGCCCTTCGCCCGCTTCTTATCCTCAATGTCCTTGAAGTACCCAGCGTTGGTGATGGCCTTGGCTACATCAGCAGGGGTGTCCGGGTTGAACTCGGGCCATGTCTGCCGCTTGATCTCGACCAGCAGCTTCTCCTTCTCGTCCGTGAACTCATCAGACAGTGCATCGATCACGTTGTGGTCAAGCCGTGTGCCGTACCACTCAGCCTTGAACAGCGTGCGTATGAAGGGGTGTACCTCATCCACGTAGAGAGCCCAGAGGTGATCGATCTTCTTGAGCCGTGCGTAGTACCGGCAGAACAGGCGGTAGGTGCACTCAGCATCCTTGCTGCCATACCCCCACATCATGTGGTCAGGTACGTGGTCGTACGTGTTCTTCAGTTCCCTGCCCCTGCCTGTGATCTTGTGCAGCTCCTTGCTGTAGTCGCCAGTGTTCAGCTCTAGATCAGACAGGTACTCAAGGTCATGGGGGGGATGCTCCCACAGGAGGTGGTGCATCAGCATGGTATCGAACAGGAAGCCGTGAGTCTCTATGCCGAGGTGCTTCCGCATCACCAGCATGTCGTACTTGATGTTGTGCCCCACCTTGGGGATGTTCGGGTCTTCGAAGATCACCTTGAGGTACTCGATGATCTTATCCTTGAGGGGCTTAGACCATGTAGCCTTCAGCTTCCAGTCAGTACCCTCAGGGTCATGGTTGTAGATAGGTAGCACCGCCACGGTACGCTTGTCTTCGTCGTACCCCCAGCAGAACTGGACGCAGATGAGGGGCTCATCGTTGAAGGGCAAGGCCCGTGACTCAGTGTCGAAGGCGAACATCCCCTTCTCTTGGATCTGTTTGATCATCCAGCTGAGTTCATTCACGTTCTCGATCAGCTTGTAGTCGCACGGCTTATCATCAGGGTTGATGAGCTTGCCCTCGACCACACCCTTGGCCACCCTCAGATCCTTGACGATGGTACTCTCCAGCCTAGGGTCAGGGTTCATGTAGAGGGCATTGGGATCCGTTGTCACTACAATGTTATACTCCTGCTCCATCTCATCGTCGTGAGGGAAGGCCTTCTGTATCACCCTACCATGCAGGGCGTTGACCCCACCCTCACCCATGAGGTTGAAGGCACGCAGCGCCCCGGCTCCCATGAGTACCACCACATCAGGGTCCACGGCCTTCAGTTCGTCAGCCAGATGCACCATGCAGGCCTTCTGCTCCTGCACTGAGGCAGGTCGCTTGGGCGGGGCGCACTTGACCATACTAGTAACGTATACATCATCGGTGGAGATGGTAGCCAGGGCTAGGAGGTCCTTCAACCTATCGATATTCCTACCGTTTCCGATGGTCACCTTGTCCTTCATGTCAGGGCTCTTGGCGATGACCATGATTTTCGTCTTAGACGGGGCCTGCGCCTTCAGAGAAGGCGACAGGCTGGCCTGAGAGCCATAGATCTGTACGTAATTGGTCAGCGACCCCAGCTTGCACTGCGGCTTGCCACCACACTTAACCTTGCACGACTCAGCCATGTTTATTCCTTTCCTTTAGTTCTTTCCTGACGTGCCACCTGAGCAGAGGTGAGAGCACAGCCCTCACCACCTTCAGCTTGGTGATCGTCCACGCTGTGCGCCACCTGCTCACAATCTTCCTTTCCGAACATGACATTAAGGCTCCAGAATCTATCGTGGTAGTAGTAGATGAGTACCCCCAGCACCAAGTCGATGATCGCCAAGGCACTGCCGAACTGCCACGAGCCAGTCAGACCATAGCCAACTGCGAAATGTACAAACAACATGATGCTCTTGTAGCTCAGCGTCTTAGCACAGGCTCTACGAGGAAGGCTAGACATTGATACACTCCTTGTAGTACTCGTACTCGCATGCCTGGAAGTTATCTGCATCCCTGCAAGCCTCATGGAATACACCGGCGCAGTCCTGCCAGTGCTGGCGCTGCTCTATCTCACTAGCGCAGCTTGTGATCCACATCACACAGAGCCCGAACAACACACCCGCAACGAGACACTTCGCCATGAAGAGAATCCCTCTGGATGTAGCGATGCCGTACTTGATGGGGTCAGGTCTAAACACACACGTAAACCCCAGCATGAATCCCTTGAACCATTCCCTCATCGGGTTCCCCTATCCATCAGGACATCCTTCTTAGCCACGATGAAAGGCCCCTCACCAAACCCGTACTGCTCATCGAAGTGTGCCAACACGTACCCTTCCATAGCCTGGGTGATGACAATACTGTAGTAGGCACCCATCGTAGCACACAGGTGGTTCTCATAGAGTAGCTCACCTGTGATGGCATCGTCTTCATTCATCCGAGCCCCGCCTCTCTCGTAGTTCTCAAGCTCGTTCACCAACCGCTGCCATGTGTTGAGTATCGTGATAGAAGGTTGGCCGAGGTCAGGCGAGAAGCACATCTCAGCCCCGCTCACAATGACACCTGTGTCTATCGAGAAGGGCTCGTACTCCTGTGCCGTGCCCAGCTTGCAGAAGATGAGCAGGGCAGCGATGAAGCCGACCAGTAGCATCCATGACTCAGGTGAAACCTTAGGCTTTCTGTGATCTCCTAGCCTGCTTCCGTTTTGTTCTGTCATACCCTTTCTCCTTCTCGTCAACGTATCGCTGACAGTTATCACAGGGTGTGTGGTTACACGCCACCCCGTACTCACCTGCCTTGCCTGCGGCGCTGGGGCACACGCCCTTCCCAGGCCAGTAGTGCCGCCCGCATTGGCAGCAGATGGTCATCTTCGCCTCGCGCCTAGGTCGTAGGCACCGGCTTGGCGCATGTTATCCTGTCGCTGCGCCTCACCTCTACTCCTATGAGCAGCTGCCTCCAGTGCCACGATCCTCTCTTCAAGCACAGCGATCTGTGACTGCCAGCGGTTGCATGCCTCACAGTAAGGCCCTTGGCCATTAACACAATCGAACTCCTCATCGCCCCACTTCTCTATCTCTACCTCACACAGTATGCAATCTAGGTATCGTCCGTTGGCTCTCATATCATCTCCTGTAGCTCTTCCTTCGTGTAGTCATCCGGTTGCTTCTTACCAGGGAGGGCGATCACCTTGCTCTGGATACCCTTCATCTTCAGCTTCTTCGCCGCCTTCTCCGTTGCAAGCCCTGTGCCACCATCCCAAAGGAAGGTGACATGCTTGATCTTAGAGTGGACCAGCTTGTCTATGTGTACGTCGCTGAGGTGAGAGCCAAAGGTGGCTGTCGCATTCAGGTCACGCAACCACATAGAAACAAACGTATTCTCTACCAGAACTATACGATCCCACATCTTACACTCCTCCCACCCTAGGAAGTAGTGAGTGATAGGGTGGCCTGATGCGTAGCGGTAAGGGTTCTCACCTGCATCGAACCAATCAGCCGGTGCCTTGCGCTTGTCGATCCTTCTGCTGTTGTACTGACGTAGCTCGCCGCCCTCGTACACTGGCACGTACAACCTCTTGGCATCACAATGTATTCTGAACTGCACGATGTGATCCCAGGTCACACCTCGGTAAGCTAGGGCTGCAACCGCTGGCTCGTCACACCCTATCAGTGCAGCAGAGCTTGGGAGCCTCACCGGAGAAGAGGTCTGGCTCTTAGTCATACTAACTAAAGGGGTGTAGCCTGCAAGCTCCGGAGGGTGGCCAACCTCATCGATCATCCGATCCATCGTGAACGTGGTGCGGCACATGGCCCTGTGACAGAAGCCAATCTGCTTGACCACGTTGAAGTAGCAGCTGCTGTGGTCACAGATAGGGCAGTTGAACTGTAGCTCGTCGCCGTTCGTCCTGTTCACGGCGAAGGCACCCTTGATCCACTGGGCTACATCGTTGCTGTTGTACTCACTCATGGCGTGCCCATCTCCCTGTGGTCTGTTAGCAGGACGTACACCGTCTGGATGCTCTCAGGCACGACCTCATCACACCAACCACAGGGTGTGTTGAAGTACTTGTACTCAGGCCTCTTAGGACGCGCGCCAGATTCACATGAATGCATCACGCAGTACCCATGCCCCCAGGACTTCTGCTCTGCCAACCACCAGTTACCTTCTCGGTGGATCTCTTTCCAATCGAACCACCTACTCACATGCGATCCCTATGATTGCGGCCCACATCAGCGCGTATACTACCAGTGTGATCCCTATGATAATCATTTCTCTGTCTTGTCCAGCTCATCGAGTAGTGCGTCTGCCTCTTCGATAGCGTCCTGAATGGTAGCCAGCTGTGTTGAATACCTACCCCCTCCACTATGGAGGTAGATTGCCAGCGCTGCCTGGAGGCGTAGCTCTCTCTTCTGGAAGAACTCAGTCAACTCAAACGATAGGTCACTCTTCATAGCTTGACCGCTATGAAGCCAATTATGAAACCCAGCTCGGCTATCATAATCATTTGTAGCAGCCAGATATCCTTCAGTGTTACGCCCATTATCTCGGCCCCCATCCGTTGAGCCAGCAGTTACTGCCAGCCACCTCAACTACACGGTCACAGCCCTTGCACAGGCCTGACTCATTCTTCTTCAGCACAGCACCACAGCTGGGTACCATACAGATACGGACAGCTTCCTTCTTCATATCCCACCCTTAATTGTCCAGCCTGTACCCTTGAGGATGAAGCTGGACTTAGAGATCAGCCTATGACAGGGGGAGCAACACGCTACATCGTTGCCATCTTGATCCACCCCCATCTTAGGGCACTCAGTCAGCGGCTCATCAGTGATCCGTTGCTGTACTGCTACTTCATGGTTTGACTCGCATCGGTACTCGTAGTACGGCATAATGTCCACCTACCCTGCATCCTTGAGGATGGGTTCGGATCCTTGTCTGTTGTATTCCATCAGCTGATTCTCCTCTTCAACGAGGATACTGTAGTCCACATCCTTAAAGAACTCAGGGTTCAACCTGAACAGGTCAGACATCATCGGCGCGCACCTACGGCACGTCCACTGCTTGATCCTACCGCATCCCAAGCCGCGGGTGTACCTCCAGAACCACCACATTGTCTCGCCCTTCACATCATCATCACACTCCAGGCACCGTGCGTAGAGGTACTTAGGTACCTTCCAATGGATCTCCTTGATCGCCCTGTCTAGTGCGTCACGCCTCATTTGAATATACCCTTCTTGTTGCCTATTGCGACCAGCCCTTCCATGATGGCACAGACACCAGCCACCATCAGGAATGAGCCCACCGAAGCGTCGACGATTGCTGCCCCTACTGCTGTCGATAGTTCACCTGCGTAGATAATAGCTCTAGTTGCGCTCATCCGAGTCGATCCTTTGCATTGTTCAGTTCCTTCCGCATGAAGGAAGAGTCGAAGGACTTGTTCGCCCCCTTAGTACCCTTCTTGCTGAAGAGGTACCCCAGTGTCAGCATGACACCAGCCAGCACGATATCAAACCCGAACCCTGCCACGCACCACCCCCATGCTAGAGAGGTGAAGCCCACTGCCTTACACACTACCAGAATTACTGCCAGTATACTTGCGATACCCATTACTTAGTCTCCCTTTCTAGTGCGTCTTGTTCCTTGTGGTACTCGTATGTGTCTCTGAACGAGTTACCGAACTGATACTTCTGAACGAGGTAACCTGCTGCTATCAGCAGTGGGTACGACCCAAAGACAACAGCGAGTGCTCCCAGGATGATCCAAACCATGTCTATCTCCTATTGAAAGAACTTATGAATGAACCTGACCTGATCCGGCACTGCTACCTTGCATAGATCACACCGCCCACTCACCGTGTCCACCACGATGAACGCCTCCCATGCCGTGTCAGGCATGGGGGAGTCGGGGCAGATGGGGTGAGGGCCTTCACTGTCATGTCCATTGAAGGTGGTGTATGAGCCTAGCTCAAGGTGACGGTGGTAGATGAGGTCAGAGTTGACCTCCCAATTGCCAACGAAGACTGAGCCCTTATCTGAGAGGGAGGTATCAACCATATCGGTGATGGTCGCCCAGTGCTGCGTGCTGTGCATGCGCCTGATGCCTCTTGGATCTGAGGGATCTATGTCTGCCTTCAACAAGACCTCGTTGTAGTATTTCTTAGCGTTGTACCTCATCGGTTGCTCCCTGAAATGTGAAACCCCACGCGCCATGAACTACGACGAGTGGGGTTATCTGGAAAGGGTTGGCTTACATCCAGTAAGTATTACTAATGAACAGCAACCCAGAGTACTCAACTACAACAACTACGTTTTTGAGTTTCTCTTCTTCCTTTTCTTCTACTATGTTTTGACTCGTCGTGTGGTTTCGTTTCGATTTCAGCCCTTCTTTGTGTTAGGGTAAGGCTGTGCCTCTAGCATTCGTAACCCCTTGATGCGTTCATTGATCCTCCCTTCGCAGGTGTATGTGGATGGGATCTCCCACGCGGATCGCCCAGTCCTTGTTCCTACCCCATTATAGGTATTCCCACCTACGATTGCCAGTTTATTTTGCCTCGGCTACCGTAAGTATGCGTACCATATGGGAAACTATTTGTTCTCAGCTGCCACCTTGGCCTGTGCCTGCTTCTGCTTCTCTCTTGGGGTGTACTGGCGCTTGCGTGTTATGGTGGCAGGCTTCACGTCATCCTCTGTCTCTTCATTCTTGTGGTACTCATCGTTAGTGATCCGCATGCGTGCCAGATCACACTCAAGGAACACCGAGGACTTGTGCCTCTTGGCGAACCGTTGCTTCAGGTCGGCTAGCTCCATCACGATACGCTCATCAGGTAGCTCCTCTTGCCGCATCCCAATGATGCATGCTGCCTCTTGCAGATGCTTGACGGATGACTGCGCCATCTCCAGGCTCAGCGGGCTCTTCTCCCTACCCTTAGCATACCCTGACCTGTTTGTTTGTGCAGCTGTCCACACTAGGATGTTGTGGCGCTTGGCAAATCGTGACATGTCACGGCTGATAGCACCCACCCAATCCCATATCTTATCCCGCGACCAGCCTGCCTCAACAGGCTTCATCCGCTCGATGAAGTCGAGTACCAACACCTTGGGCTTCCACCCGATGAGGTTCACCCACTTCATCATCTCAGCCTCTAGATCATCCATGCTAACCTCTCGGTTCACCTCGGTCATACGCAACCGTTGGTCAGCACCCGCCCGCCAGTGACGGTCGAGCCCTTGGAAGGCGATCCCCGGGTCATTGATGATTCGTTCACATTCCTTGCCTGTGATACGGGAGAGCATCCGTTCTGTCTGCTCCTCAAGGGATAGCTCGTTGGTCACCAGCCACACATCCTTGCGCTCATTGAACGCCATGTTGTGAGCCATGACCACCAGCATGCTGGACTTACCATCCCCCGTGGGGGCCATTATGATACCCAGCTGCTTGGTACGCAGCCCACCCCCTGTCCAGTCATCAATGGTGTGAACACCACACGGTATGCGGGTAAGCTCAGGCTGAAACCCAGCCTGCTCAACCAGAGTCTCGATGGATGTCTTGATGTCCATCGTCTTGATGTCACTGTCCCTACCATGCTTGTTGAAGAACTTGTGCATCTCCTTGAGTAGTGCCGTACCATCTAGATCAGCCTGACGATTGAGGAATGACTGGCTGTTAGCCATCTCTTGGAAGTCTCGCACCACCCCCGTGTCCCGTGCCTTATCCAGGGTGTAGGTGATGTAACTACGATCAGGTATGTCCTTAGTGATACTATCAAGAGCATCCTTGTATCTTAGTGAGTAAGCCTCCGCATCCTTATCCTCAAAGATCTTATGCAGCGTGGGTATGGTGGGCTGCTCACCGTGCTTGCGTGTGAATGCGAAGATCTCTGCCAGTATAGGCGTGTACTCCGCTGTGTGCAACCAGTCAGGTTTGAATGTTGTTGCAAATTTACGTGCATCCTCCGGTCGGGAGGACAAGGCGTATATGAACACCTTCTCATCGAAGCTCATATCATCTCCTTCTTCGGGACGCACCTATGTATTGGACATATCGAATCCCACTCAGCCATGTTGATCGGTCGATCAATGAATTTCCCCCCATCCTTTAGGAGGTCAGCTACGATGGCTTCCGCACACTCTGTTGCTGACTCCATGTTATCTCCCTCAACACGGATCCTCATTGTTATCTCGTACTCATGCTTCATATCTACCTCTTGCTTATCTTAGTGAATCGAGTATACACCGGGTCAATAGCCCCCAGGTCTTGGTACTTGTATCTCACTACGAAGTTAGTGTACACCTGCCGGTCACGCCAGATGTCAGTGCGCTGCTTGTCCGTGAACCCATACGCCACTTCAAACACGCTGCCCACATCGTTAACGCAGGTGATGTAATGCAGCCTACCATTGTTATCCGCAAACGATACCGCCACGGCCTTACCCTCTACCCACTTGGCGTACTCGATGTGAGTCATGAGGCTCAAGGACATACCACCCTCCATGTACTGCATTGTACTGCTCCTCAGGTAGATGCCAGCGAACCCCTTCGAACTCATCTCATTCCAGTACCGCTCGGCTCCCTGATCATCATACGCCACGACAGGTAAGGCAAGGACCATCCAGTCAGGCCGAGGGAGAGGCAGCATGCACTTGAGGTCAGACCTCTCACGGTACACCTTGCCTGTACCTGCTACATCTTGGACAAAGAATTCGAAGTCGATCTCTCCATCCTTCTTAGCCAGTGCGAACACCGCATCAGAAGGACACATGCCACCCCTCACCTGTATGTGCCCGTCCACCCCATCCATACCATACTCTACTATCTGCTCACGCACATAGTCATTGGCTATGGTACCGCCCGTGATGTTCCTCGGGATGCCTCGCTCATCTGTCATGTACCTCGCCCCATTCCCTATAGGGGTAGCGATGAGGGGGAACTTCAACTTAGTGAGGCTATCAATTCTAATCGGATTACTCCACATTAATACACTCCTCTTCCATCTAGTAGGACATACAATGCCCACAGTCCATCGGGTATGTCCACCCTCCCGCACTGGTAGCACTCTTTGCTCCTGGTTTCTTCTTCCAGCAGTATGTTACATTCACGCCCCTTTGGGCAGTGGTGGTACAAGTGTGGCGGTCGGCGTGCGCTGGACGGAGAATCCCTTCTTTTTGGCAGCTCTATCCAGTACCCATCCTCATGGTACTCCACGTATTCTTCTGCATCCTTCTGGGCTATCACACATCCACCACAAAGCCAGTGTTATCCTTCTTCGCACGGCCCCTGGCTACCAGCCCTACGACGAAACCTTTATCGTCACGGAACCTGAAGTCATGGTACATACCAGAGATCACCTCATGCCCCATGAAGTGGGAAGGGATATCCTTCCTAAACACCACAGCCACGTTGCCACCCTTGCGGATGATCTCATGTAGCTGTGCTGGCGTGGTATCCTCACTGTAGCTGAAGGTCAGGTCGTAGTTGGCGGGCCAGCCGGTACGGCGAAGGGACTGCCTCATCCTACCGATACTCTTGGTGTAGTCATAAAATTGCGTGTTGGGGAAGTCCACCTCTATGTTCATGTACACTTCCCAAGGTATGTCACTCGTACCATTCAGCCTAGCTATGGCATCGAAGCCCTTCTTGTCTGCCCTGATCTCTAGGTTGCGTAGCTCCCTCTCAAGGTCATCCAAGTACCTCCACCTCTCGTTGAACCAGTCAAGCGTCTTGCCTATACGTGAGCGGTGGATCATGTGCATCTCAAGGTTGCGTAGCACCAGCTCACCACTGATCTGGCTGCGCCCGCTGGTGTTGAGGCACGAGGCCCTACATCCAGGGGTACTCCAGGCACACACGGTATGCTTGCCATCAGCCAGCTTGTCGGGGCACATGTGGAGTATCACCGCCTCATACCCGTACTCTTCCAGCTTCTTCCTTGTTTTTGGGTTGGTGCTAGCGTTACTTAGGATCGTCATCGGCTGTTACCCTTTCGATTGTGAAGCCCTCATCCTTCCATATCTTCTGGCGTGCGGCTGAGTGCCTCTTCATTATGGTACCGCTGGTATCGTTGAAGTCCACCACCAGTACCTCATGCTTCCCTGCTGCCGTTCGCAACCCACGACCTATACGCTGGAGGTTAGCCACCGTTGACTTACCACCACCAGCTAGGATGAGCGTGCGTAGCTCGGGTAGATCTACGCCTTCATCGTATATGGTCGTTGCAATTATAGCTTTTTCCTTGCCGGATTGCAAATCTTTTATCACTTGCGTTCGTTCTTTATTCTTCGTGCTACCCTGCTGAATGGCAGGAAGCTGAATCCCCTTATCTTTCGCCATCCTATGGAGGACTTTTGCATGTCCCAATCTAGTACACATCACGAAGGCAGGCTTGTCACATGCCTCCAGCTCCTCAATGATACGTATATTCCTTGTTCGGTTGAGTACGATGGCGCTCTCGTACACATCAGGCCATTGCTTCGGACCCACCACATCAGGCGTATCAATGATCTTGACACGAGGTGGGGTGAGGTGCCCCCTATCTATTAGCTGCTTGTTGGTGATCTCACACAGCAGGTCACCCGTGCATCCCATGAGCAGCTGGTTGCTGTACTTGTCCTTCATGAAGGGGGTAGCTGTCAGCCCCCACCTGAAGTACGCATGCCTGAACTGGCGGGCCAGTGTCACGAACTGGTTACCCAGTGCCACCTTGCTGGCACACAGGTGTGCCTCATCGAAGAAGATCTGCTTAGCCTTGATGAACTGGCTGATCCTCGCCATGTCTCCCTCTTTGAGGGTCTTGTGCAATGTCTGGATGGTAGCCACCGTGATGCCGGTGGGTGAGGGGTCGAACACACTGTCACCTATCTGTCCTGATGGGATGCCGTACTTCGCAAACCTTTCCCTTGCCTGGGTAACGAGGTGCTTGCGATGCACCACGAACACCGTAGGTAGGGGCTGCGCTTCGTACATGGCAACAGCTAGCTCAGTCTTACCACCACCTGTTGCTATCTTTAAGACACCGCACGGCCAGTAATGTTCCCTCTCACCCATAATAACCACGTTGCTCATGGCTTGTGCGATTACATCCTGTTGGTAATCTCGCAGCGGTACTGTATAGGTAGGGTTCATGTCCACGCCAGGGGGTACGGCCCTCAGGTCATTGAACCGTATCAATCCACTCATGCGCTTCATCAACTCATCATGTACCATAGGTAGCAGGCCAGTAGGGAAGAAGGCGCTTCGGTTGCCAGGGTGCGGCTTGCTTAGGATGCTGGTCTTTCCATCCCACCCTTGCTTCCCCTTTGTTCTGATCCATAGCTTGTGTTGGTACATGTACCGGGCACTAGGCACAGCTGTCTTTACCATATCCCTTACCTGTGCGTAGACCCCAACCTCACCCTCATTGTCGGGCTTGACCAAGGCTACTGTGTTGTCGAATTCAATTATCATTTATACTCCATTCTTTTCCCCGAATACAAGGTCGCTACGGTTACGACATCATCCGGCGGTATGCCTCCACACTTGATGCACCGGCCAACGACACCCCACTTGTCTCCACCGTAGCTTTCAC